CGTTGACCATTAACAATAAAGCTAACATTACAACCTAATAGACTTTTGATTTTCATAATCATTCCTAATTAAAATTGATATTAGCCTACCCAACTCAGGTAGGCCGTGGACTACTTCTTAGCTTACGCTCCAGCAGAGCAGTTTAAGAAGTGTTGGAAGGCAGCAGGACGAACCATTTCGATACCAGCGAAACGACCGTAGCAGTTGATTTCAAATTCCAAGCCTTTGTATTGCACTGGTAAGTGTACGTATGGGAAAGGCTCACGAACACGCGCATTGTCTTCACCAGTTACCATTACAGTGAAACCACCAACTTGGCCACCAGTAGGGTCGAAAGAACCACCAACAGTTGAAGGGTAAATACCTTCTAACTCGTTAATGTCTTTGATCTGGCTTTCAGACTTAATGAAGCGGTTGTTTTCAAGGAACCATTTCATAATTGAAGTCAAAGGATACTGAGCAGAGAATGGGGTGTTCTCTAAGTATAGCTTATCTTCAACTGACATTAAGATTTGATCAGGGCGGAAGATTTTCTTCGTGTCTGCATACATTTGAGCTAATGCGTCAGTTAAGTCTTTGACAACTTCTGCACCAGTTTTGTTGCGCCAGTAAGGTGAACCACTTGCACCATTTGCTAATTCTGTTTTGGCAACAGTTAAGCAAGGAGCACCAGCAGGGCCATCAAACAAACCGTGTAACTTGTTTTCAGGGCTACCGAACCAGATGATTTGGTTTACTTTCTCTTCATAAGAACGACGAGTGGCTTCTGCCTTACGCGCTTCAAGAGGCATACCAGTTACTTTAGCTGCTGCTAATTCTTGGCGAGAGTAGCCGAAAGCATTACCTAAAGTCTTAACGCTGATACTGTACTCTTCACCTGAGATGTCACCGCGAGGCAAGTCAGTTGCTTTACCAGCAATGATTGCAGTCTCGCCACGCTTATCGTATGAACGGTAAGTGATAGTGTTGATACCTTCACCACCTTCTGTGTTCAATGGGAAGCACTCACGACCCATAAGATCAGGGTAAAGTACATCATAGCTTTTCGCTTGAATATGTTCAAGTTGACGCTGGAAGAATACACCTTCGTCGTCATTAGCAAATACACCTTGATTGATTAAGTTTTCTACCTCATCTGAGATAGTGAAATCAATCATAGTTTGACCAGCAATGATAGCAGAAGATTTTTCAGTTGCATCTGCTGCGTCGGATACTGTTGCTAATACTTTTACAATTTTACTCATTTTTACTCACTTTTAATTAAATTAAAATTTAGGCTACATATCAAAGTAGCCCGTTGGTTAAGACACTAATTACTTAATGTCAATACGTACTTTGATAATATCACCAGCCGCGCCAGCTTCTTCTGCAAATACGTTAGTACATGCAACAGTGCCAGAAGCAACAGCATCTTTAGTGAATTCACCAGTGGCTTCAATTACGTGCAAGGCTGCACCAGCAGCGATTGAAGTTGTACCTTCAAGTTTGACGTATAAGTAACCTTCACGGATTAATGAAACTGATTCGCCTTCGCGGTAAGCCCATGCGTCCGTGTCCTTCTTAGCTGGACGAGTACTTGCTTCATGGTTATACTCACGTTGAGTGATCGCATAAACATTAGCTGCACCGCCTAACTCTACACCTCGGTCAATAGCTGTACCAGTCACTTGACGTAACATAGCTACACCAAAGCCAGCAGTGGCTACAGAGGCAGCGTTAGGTACTAAGATACCAGTTTGTACAACGCGTGGAGCAGAATCAACTAAGTCACCAGCGTAGCCATTGGCAGTGTAAAGTTTAAAATCTTGTGTAGGCATTATTATTTCCTGTGATTTTTAATTTAAAGTTAAGATTTAGATAGATTCATTTGAGTCTGAATCATCTTTTGACGAGCAGCATCCGCTACGCTAACCTTGGGAGTTGTCACAGCTACGTGAGTCTCCTGATCGCGCAACAGTTTGCTCATTGGGGTTTCGCCTTTAGCTTGATCTACTAGCAACTCGAACATTGCTTCGATGAACGCATCGCTTTTCTCACTAAAGTCTTTCTCAGGATACTGGTCTGTTACAACCAATTTCTTGATTTCTTCAACTGACTTGTCACCTAAGTCACGCATGTCAGCAATAAGTCGGGCATGTTCGATAGCTTCACAGCGTTCAATGACACCCTGAGTAGCTGCTAACTGGGCATCAGCTAATTGAGCCTTAACAGCTTCTAAAGCTACTTCTTGGTCATCAGCAGTTTGCTTTAATGTTACAACCAACTCTTTCTGAACAGATAGCTCATCTGTTAATGATGCAACTAACTTTTCAGCTTCTTCTGCTTTTGCAACAGCATCGGTCAATTCAGCTTTCTTAGCTTCTTCTTGGATTGCTAATGCTTCATCAGAAATTCGGCAGCTTGGGCCAGCTCGACCTCTGGCTACGATGGCAATGTGATTTGCTTTAATGTTACGCTGATAGATTTTGCCATCAACTTCTTCAAGATCACAAGTGTAACCAGCAGACAGTTCTACTGTACCTTCTTCTACCGTATCAATGGCATTTTGTGCAGTTAGTACCAATGTACCACCTAAGCCATCTTCATCACGCACTGGCATACCCTCAAGCATACCTACTTGCAACTCCTTAGAGTTTTTGGCAGTGACCGCAACTTGTTCGCCCTTGTCATTGACAGGGTGGCCAATGGTTACTGGTGCGCTACGAAAAGTCTGCATTGATTGATCGTCAAATACGTCTGCTTCTTCACGATGCACTTCTACGATTTCGTTAGGTGCTCGGTCTTGCAACCCAAGCTGTCCTGCTGAATATAGTTGCGTACCGGTACGAGCAAAAGTACATGGAACAATCATTTGACCTTGATCGTTGATCTGTCGCTTAGTGGGCATACCAATTCGATCTACTAGGTTTACTCCTGCCGTCGTTAAAGTTGGATTGGCAGAATCAAATAGCATTACGTTATGTCTTTTGGACATTACTATCTCCATTTTGTTTACTTGGGTCATCACCTACAGCAGCATCTTCATGAATGTCACTGTTTGCTTTGACTTGTTTAAGCGCAGACTCTCTTGATAAGATTCCTGTTTCTACCAAACGGCAAATACGTTCATCATGATCTTTAAGTCTGACAGCTTTCTGTGCTGCTGACTCAGGGAAGATACAGTTCCAACTATAATCAAAGTCTTCAACGTTCATTCCAAAGTGTGCAGCTAGTAGTGTATCAACTACTTTAAGCCTAGGGTCATATATATCTTTGTGTAACCCTTGTAAGGTTTCAATATAGTTCACTAGATCTGATTCACCAGTTGCATTCATTCCATCAGGTGAAGCTGAGAGAAATCTGGTAGCTGGTATTGATACTGAGGCAGAAACCATTTTGAGGTATTCCCAAATCAAATCCTTAACTCCAGAGAGTTGAATCTTCTTCTGGTCATACTCTTCATCTTGGTCTAATAAAGAGACACCAAATACTGACTTAATACTTTTCCAATCAGTAAAACGAGATAACATTGCTGCTGTGCCATCATCATTTTGTAAAATGTCACCAAGGCCAGGGACTCGGATAACATCTGTATTAGCTTCCTGTACCATCTGTGCTGCCGCATAAGAGGTAGTGTGGAAGTTATCAATCTGTTTGGTTAAGGGAATCAGTACGCTATCACTATACCACATGTTTCTTTGACGTTCGTAGATAGGCAACTCAGTACCTTCAAAACGAATAAGTCTATCTTTGTGGATAGGTGTTGGTGTAGCTACAAATTGATAATGATCTGGCATTCCAAAAGTTGTACTCATTGGCCTTTGGTCTATTTCACCCATAGCAACAATACGAGTTCTATCAACAACGTGCATTGACCGTAAGCAACCCTCTTTAAGGTTCTTCCAGTTTACAGGTTTGTCAGTTGTTCTACCATCATCAATATCTAAGACTATAAAGGACGTACCATATAGTCTACCCCACTTATGTGCCTCTCTGCATAGTTTAGATACTTCAAACAACTTGTCAGCTTCTTGCGCTTGCTTGTTATCAAAGTGTCTCCACTCACGAGTAAGGTCTTGTGGGATAATTTGTACTACTTTTTGACTAAGCCAATCTTCTCGGTATCTTGCACTCAATTCAACGTGATCGAAATTACGTCCTGAGTGGTTCCACTGATTATGAGTAGACTTGTCTTTTACACCACCTAAACCTGTAGCAAGGTTAGACAGACCATCAAACAATGATTTAGGGTTAGGGTTATCATCTATGATAACTGTTCCGTTTTCATTATTCATAAAAGTCCTACTAGGTTATGGTTAATTATCTTCTAGCTTTTCAATACGCCTAGCGTGGTCATCTAGTTGTACCTTAATTCCAGACATTATAACACTGTTATTGTTTAGTGCATCTGTATTAGATTTTGCGAGA